CTGCCGGAACAGGTTGCAGGCCATGAATATATGTGGTCCGAAGATAATATCAAAGACTGGCCCTACCTGCTGGTAAACACCATCACCGACATGAACGGCAACATCCAACCCGCGGGACCGGTCGCCTATACCCGGCCGCCGCAAATCCCGCCCGCCATGGGCGCCCTACTTCAGCTTACAGAATCCGATATGCAAGAGATCCTCGGCAATCAACAGGCCGCCGAAGAGATCGTGCCGAACATTAGCGGCAAGGCCGTGGAGTTGATTCAGAACAAGCTGGACATGCAGAGCTACATCTATATGAGCAACATGGCCAAAGCGGTGAAGCGATCCGGCGAAATCTGGCTTTCAATGGCAAAAGAAATCTATGTTGAAGATGGCCGCAAGCTGAAGGTAATGGATAAGGAAAAGTCCACTGATTCAATAGAATTGATGCAACCGGTAATCAACAAAGAAACCGGCGCTATGGAATATAAAAACGATTTCACCAAGGCCCGGTATGATTTAGTCGTATCTGTGGGACCGTCAACATCCACGAAGCGATCCGCCACCGTCCGCGCCCTTACCGCGATGCTCCAAATGACCGCCGATCCCCAGGATCAATCCATCATCAGCGCCATGGCCATGATGAATATGGAGGGTGAAGGCATAGCCGAAGTCCGGCAATACTACCGCAAAAAGCTTCTGAATATGGGCGTTCTGGAACCGACAGAGCAAGAGCAGCAAGAAATGCAGGCCGCCGCCCAGGCCGCGCAGCAACCCGGGCCGGAACAGCAATACTTGATGGCGCTGGCCCAGGAGTCCAGCGCCAAAGCGCAGAAAGCCCAGGCCGATACGGTCCTGACCGCCGCCAAAGCCGAAGAAACCAAAGCAAAAACAGCGGAAACGCTGTCAAAAATGAGCCGTGAGGAGCAACGCGCCACGGTTTCCACCATAAAAGATTTGTCCGATATCCAGCAACAACAGAACCAGCCGGTAACCATGCCACCGGCTTAAAAAAACATGAGGTAATTAATGGTTGCAGAAATAACGGAAGAAACGCCGGTCACCGAAACGTTAGACGAAATCGAAGGCAAGGCGGAAACCGTCGAGGAAGAAACAGCCGACGAAGCGCCGGCCGAAGATGAAGCCTCGGATGATGATGAAGACATCATCACCATCGGTGATCCGCCGCAAGACACCGACGAAGAACAGCAGGCCGAAGAGGCGCCGCAGTGGGTCAAGGAACTTCGAAAGGCTCACAAAAAGATCAAGAGTGAAAACCGGGAATTAAAGCAACAGCTTGAGCAGTTCACTCCCAAGCCCCGCGATCCCGGCCCGAAGCCGACCTTGGAGGGTTGCGACTATGATTCGGATGTATACGAGAAAAAGCTGGATGCCTGGTACGAATCCAGCCGGAAGGCCAGGGATACCCAGGCGAAAGAGCAACAACAGCGGCAGCAGCAGGAACAGGAGTATCAGCAACGTTTGATGGCTTATCAGGAGAAGAAACGCGCCCTGAAAGTCAGAAACTATGACGATGCAGAATCCACGGTGGAAGAGATGTTCGATATTCAGCAACAGAACATCATCATCGATGCCGCGAACAATCCCGCATTAGTTGTATATGCCTTGGGAAACAATCCCAGGAGGGCGGCCGAAGTCGCCGCGATTAAAAACCCCGTACGGTTTGCGTACGAGCTGGCCAAACTGGAGTCCGAATTGAAAATAAATAAAAGAAAACCGAAGACCGCGCCGGAAAAGACCATCAAAGGCACCGGGAGTATATCCGGCACGGTTGACTCTAACTTAGACCGGCTCCGCGCCGAAGCCGAACGCACCGGGGATTACTCCAAAGTTATGCAGTACAAGCGGAAAAAGCGCAAGGCCGGATAACACATAAGTAGGTGATATCATGGCAAATAGTTTCTCAAGAGAAGAGAGGGTGGCGTTCGAGGATATCTGTCAGGGCTTCGAAGACGCGCTCGTTTTGAGTAAAAATATATCCGTTTATCGTACCGACGACCAGACCATGGAACGAGCTAACGAAATTATGTGGCGGCCCATGCCATACATCGCGCAGTCTTTCGACGGTACGGACATGACCAGTAATTTTGTGGACTCAACTCAGCTTAGTGTCCCGGCAACCTTGGGTTACAGCAAAGCAAGCCCATGGAATATGGACACCAAACAACTCCGCGACAAATTGCAAGAGGGGCGTTTGGGCGATGCCGCCAAGCAAAAGCTGGCAAGCGATATCAACGTGGCGGTAAACAATGTGGCTGCTTTGCAAGGCACGCTTGTTCTGAAAAGTACTTCAGCCGCCAGCGGTTTTTCGGACATTGCCGATATGGAAGCATTGATGAACGACATCGGCGTGAACCAGTTCGACCGCTACGCCGCCCTTGCCACCCGTGATTACAACGATATGGCCGATAACCTGGCCGGGCGCGGCACCGTACAGGGCAAGGTTTTGACCGCATATGAAAAAGCACGTATCGGAATGCTGGCATCATTCGACACCTACAAGCTCGACTATGCCTATTCACTGGCGGCCGCCACCGCTACAAATGTCACCGTCAATGGCGCCAACCAATATTATACACCTGCCGCAACTTCTACAGCCGCAACCGGCGAGACATCAAATGTAGACAACCGGTATCAAACCCTTGCTATCACCGCAACAGGTACACTTGCAGCCGGTGATTGCTTTACCATCGCGGGTGTAAACAGCGTACATATGATCACAAAGCAGGATACCGGACAACTTAAGACTTTCCGCGTGATCACCGGAGGCGGCACGGGCAACGTGGTTATCTCTCCGCCTATCATCAGCGGTGACGGGGGAACGGATGCCGAACTACAATATCAAAACGTTTCCGCGACTCCCGCCAATGGCGCCGCGATTACTTTCCTTAATACGGTTACAAAACCGGCGAACATCTTCTGGCAGATGGATGGATTAGAATTGCTTCCCGGTCGTTATGCCGTGCCTACGGATTCGGGGGCTGCCGTCATGCGGGCCACTACAGAGCAGGGCATCGATCTGGTTTGGCAGAAGTGGTATGACATTAAAACGATGAAAATACTTTATCGTTTGGATACGCTTTTCGGAGTGGTCTGTAAGAATCCAGAATTCTGCGGGGTAGCACTTTTTAACCAAACGTAAGCAATATCAATAAGTTATGGCTTGCCGAGGTCAACATGGCGGCAAGCCTTTTAAGGAAAGATTATGGGATGCAAAGGCAAAAAGGGAAAAGGAAAAGGCAAGGGAAAAGGGAAGTAGCCAAGGGATTCAAGCCGATCCGCGATTACCCGACACCTCCGACAGAAGACAGAGCGATCCGCCGGAAAGGGTCTAAAAATGCGCGATAGCATAATGCTGTATCGATATCCCGGCAAGCACAAAATCCACGGGGATCTGTTTGATTATATCATCGTACCGGAAAACGACGCCATGCGCTATATCATCGATGGCTGGCACATGACCACCGGAGAAGCAAAAGCGGCGGCTGGAAAGCATGTTGAAACGCCGGAAGACAATCCGGGTGAACGATTGGCCTATGAGGATTTTTCCGACCTCGAAAAAGAGTCCATCCGGCGTGATCCAAGGGCGATGATGACATTAGCAAAAGTTCACAATACGACCTACCACACAATTAGAAAAATCAAGGGTCGAACATGAGCTATACAAAAAGACAATTCGTCAACGCGGCATTTACCCAAATCGGTTTGGCCAACTATACTTTTGACCTGCAAAGCGAACAACTCCAAACCGGCTTAAACCTGCTGGACGGCATGATGGCAATGTGGAACGCAAAAGGCTTAATGCTTAGTTATCCTATTTCGACAACGCCTGAAAACAGCGACCTTGACGAAGAAACCAATGTTCCTGACCGGGCCAACGAAGCAATCATCTTTAACTTGGCCCAGCGGATCGCGGCGGCGTTCGGTCGCCAGGTCATGCCGGAGTTAAAACAGGTGGCTTATCAAGCGTATCAGCAATTGCTTTCCATATCCGCCATGCCGGAAGAGATGAGTTTACCATCAACCATGCCCAGGGGCGCGGGCAACAAACCCCATAGGTGGGAAGATCCGTATATCACCGGCAAAGCGGACCCATATCCGCCGTGGAACGAGGATTGATATGCCGTATATAAAGAATTTAACCGCATTGGATACGCTGGCCGCGGGGGATAACATTGCCGTTGGATCATCTACTAACGGGGATGACAGGCGGGCGGCATTGTCAACTTTGCTGTCCTATCTGCAAAGCAATCTGACGATTGTGGACGCATCGGCATTTACGGAGTACACAACCCAGTACGCCGCCCCGTCCGCCACGGGGCAGAACATACAGGTCACCGACGCCGACGACAACATCCATCTGATTGTAACCCCGGTTGCCGGATATGCGGCGATGACCATTACGCTTCCGACTTCCACTAATTGTATCGATAAGCAGGATATTCTAATAAATTGCACCCAGGCAGTAACGACTTTAACCGTCGCCGGAAATGGCGCGACCGTGACCGGCGCACCAACGACATTGGCGGCAAACGCATATTTCCGATTAAAATATGACCTGGCCGGAAACACATGGTATCGGGTCGGATAAAGGAGAAAATTAAATGGCCCAAGCAATAATTTATCCGTATGGGAATAAAACCGTATCGGTCCCGGTCGGTCAATACATCATCATCGGCGCCTATGAAGGTACTGCTAAAATCTATCTCGGAATAAGCGATCCGAATATGCCGACCACTTTTTCTTTTTCCCAGGAAATTGAAAATACGGAGGTAACACTCGGCACCTATTCAGCAGTGAAACAGGTTAAAATCGATGCCGGTCCTGGTAAAGTATATTACAACATCGGCGCAAGCCCTACGATCAGTTTGCCGACCTCCAATACAATTACCGGTACCGGCGACCCAACAACTATTATTGGCGAAAGCACCACGCAAGGCGGCGCCATAGCAATTACCGGCGGCACATCTTCCACTTCAGCAAATGACGGCGGCGCAATTACAATCATCGGCGGCACTCCCGGCGCAACCGGCGATGGTGGCGCGGTAACGGTTACATCCGGCGCAGGAGGCAGTACTTCCGGCACATCCGGTGCGGTGACGATTGCGACCGGAACAGCCACGGCGGCAAGCGCAAGCGGTGTTCTAACCGCCAAATCAGGCGCGGGAGCCGCAAGCGCCGCGGCAGTCGCGGGCGGCGCATCAGGGGCCGTTGTTGTCGAAACCGGGGCGGGCGGCGCCAATACAGGCGGCGCAACCGGGCAGGTCGGCGGCGCTGCCGGTAGTCTGACGGTCAGGACCGGCGCGGGCGGCGCAACTAATAGTACGGGGGCTCATGCCGGCGGCGCCGGTGGAGATCTGGCGCTTTCCGCTGGAAGTGGCGGCAATGCTTCCGCCGG